ATCTAATACTGTTCCTTTTTGGATATAAGAGGAATTAGTAAGAATATCTTCTTCTTTAGCGGTCATATACTTAATTTCAATTTTCCCATCAGCTAGTGAGGAATCTTTTGAATATAAATACCCTTTAGAAGGTAAGTCTACTATTTCTGTTGCTAGTTTAAAATCGGCCATAATCTTTATTTAATAATAACGTTTGTTCATATTATACATATGAATATAAGAAAAAGCCTGACCGAAGCCAAGCTATTTTCTAAATCAGGGGAAAGTAATGTTTTTAGAAGTTTAAAATACAATAATCTGGTTGTACTGTAATGCTTATATTTTGAGCAGTATCTACAGTATCCCAATTATAATCTCCAAATGATGTATTTGTAATAAATGCACCTTTTATAATCCATTCAGATACAATATCTCCTACGGGTCCTAGTACGTTAAAAGTAAGATCTTTTTTATAGAAATCACTATACCCATCACGACCAGTAACTGACTCGTGGTGTAAACGTACCCATTCCATAGTTGCTTGTGCTCCAGATGGGGTGATTGGATCAAATAATGTTAAAGAAATTGGATCCCAAGTGGATTTTCCTTTTACATATCTTGATACATTAATATGATTTAATTCAACTGTACCTTGTGATAAAGTTACAGCCCCTACTTCTTTTACTAAATAAGCTGGAATACCATCAATATACATGATAAACCTATTAGCTTGTTTTGGCTCAAAAGCGGTGAAAAATATTTCGTTTGGATCTAATACTGCCATTTTATTTTTTTATTTTATTATAAATATTTATCTTTTTAATTTTTACGCTGGAAATGTTGCTCCAGTTGGTAATACATTGAAATCAAGAATTACAAATTCAGCTGTTTTAGTTGGTTGTAAGAATATTTGTCCTACTAACTCATTTCTATCTATTACAGTTGGTGTGTTATTGGTATCATCCATTACTACTTTAAATGCATACAATCCCTGTCTTTGTTGTACTCCTTCTAAATAAGGATTAACTACACTTAAGAAATTGTTTCTTGTAGCAATTGTATTTTGTTCAAATACTAAATTATCAGATACTCCAGAAATAAATCCTTTAAGAGCAATTAATAATCTACGTACATTTACTCTATCTAAAGCACTAGAACGTTTTTGTAATGTCTTTTGTCCAAATACAACTACTCCAGCTTGTGGGAAAGTTGCTAATGGGTTAACATTTGCTTCGTATAAAGTATCTCTGTTATTTGCTGTTAATTTTCTTTCAGCTCTAACTACTTGTCCTAAAGCACCTCTAGTTAAACCTGCAGGCGCGAACCATGGTTCACTTGAAGCGTCTGTAAATACATACACTCCTGGAATTACAGTTGAAGCTGGACAGTATACTAATTCACCAGTTTGTGGGTCAATCATTTGAACCCATGGCCAATATGTTGCTGCATAACTATTATCAAATGCAGATGCTGCTTGTGAAACTGAAGCTACTGAGCTACCATATTTTACTAAGTCTAATACTGCAATGTTATCTCCTCTATTTATTGAGTTATTGATTAAAGCTGTCGTTTGTGTTGCGTGAGTTGCGTTAAGTAATCCAGGAGCACTTATTACATTATATTGGTATTCATCTATATTTCCTAATAAGGCAATTGCGTTATTATAATTACTACCAGTTAAACCTTGTGTGTCAAATGCAGCACCATTTCCTATGTCCCCATAAAAATTAGCAACTCTTCCGTCTACTATATTTTTTCCTACAGCTCCATTAAATGAACCAGATTGGACAGCAGGTAAAGACCCTGTAAATTGTGATTTTGCTTGTCCATTATTATCGAAATAATTTGGAGTTTTCATATTTACAGACTTAACTCTTACATATCTTGATAAGTTAGCATATGATCCTGATTCTTGTACAAAATAATCTGCACCTTCATTAACCAAACGTTTGCTAATATCACCAATTTGTGCTGCAATATAATTTGGTTGGTAAGGGTCTAATGATACATTTGAATATTGTTCTAATACTGTTTGTTGATTGGCATTATCATTTCCTCTACGAACTATTAAACTAAATGTTCCTGATCCTGTATTTACACCAGCAATTGACCAGCGTACATTTTGTGCTGAACCAGTTGCTAAAGCACCTTCACTTAATTCTTGTACTCCGGTATTCATTACCTCTCCTTCAGAGATAGTTTCTAATACAAAAGGTTGATTTAAATCTACTAAATTACTTTCTACTATTTTTAATTCTGCAGTATCTGCTACTAAATCTAATGCTGTAACTGTAATTACAGTATTACCTGTACCTGTACCTGCACCTATTGCACTAATAATAGCGGCAGCGGATATAGTAAATATAGTTCCTACTTTAACCCCTTCTCCTACTGATGTTGCTGTTATAGTTGTAATAGCAGCAGATCCATCTCCTCCAGCGGTAGTTAAAGTAAAAGTTACTCCAGTTACACCTGTTGAATTTGTACCACTTACTATTGCTTGTGTTGCAGCAGTAGCTCCTTGAGTAATTGTGAAACTTCCAGCATCATTACCACCTGCAAACCCTAAAGTAGATGAGCCTGTTAATTCTGTTGTTACTAATGGAGAACCACCTACATCATTTGATGAAAAAGTAATTGTATCTCCTACTTCGTATCCGTTTCCAGCTGCTGATGCAGTAACTCCAGTTAATACTCCATTGTTAGTTTGAAGAGCAAATGTTGCTCCCGTTCCTGTACCTGTTTGAGTATAAGTTTGGGGTGCAGCGTATATTTCAATTCCTGACCCTGTAAATGAAGTTCCGGCAACTGCAACTGAAGTAAATAATGCTGCTGCATTTGTATCTCCTGTTAATAAACCAGACCCATCTACAGTACTCATAAATGAACTTGTTGCAGAGGTAAAGTTTTCAGGAGTTACTCTTGTAACTAATAAACTTGATCCCCCACTTTGAAAGTAATTGTTTGCTGATAATGAAGTTAAGTATGAATATGCAACTGATGCACTTTGTACCGTAGTACCGAAAATTGCTGAATACTCACTAAAAGAAGTAACTAATGTAGGAACTTCAACTGGACCCAGAGCTGCTGGTCCTATAATTGCGGCACCAATTTCAGCGGGTTGTTGAGTAATAAATGATTGGTCGTTTTCTCTAGCCAATACACCTGGAGATAATAATGTTTCTGCCATCTTTATATGTTATTTTTAATATTGTTTTATTATACATATTAAAGATTTTCTCAAAGAACTATTCTAACTTAATAAATTCTCCTTTTTCTAAATCAATATTACCATCCCCATACTTTTCTTGTAATTCCTTACCTAATTTTTCTTGTTGTTGGAGTTGTGTTTGGTATCGGGTTTGAAGGTTTTGTTTTTCTTTTTCAATAAATACTTTTCTTAATTCTATTTGTCCTAGGGCAAAAGTAATTTCGTTATCTTGTGATTGAAAATCTCTTAACTGTTGTAACTCTTCTTTTAATAACTTTGTTGTACTCATTTTATTTTGGTTTAATTATAAATATTAAAAATTTTCTATTTTATTACGATCTTTATTATGGTATATATCAGTAAGATCAATTAACCTTTTATTGTGATAAAAACCGATATTTTCTATTGTAGGCAATTCTATTAATTTGTTTACCTGTGTTATTGTTATATCTTGGGTATTAATGTTTAATTTTATATCATAAAATAAATTGTCATATACTAACAATTGAGTTTGATCAAAAAATAATCTAAATTCATTATTTAGTTTATTATAATTTAAAACATCAGAGTTTCCAGTTTCTAAAATTCCTTCTATTTTAGTATCTAATTTTACATAATCAAAATTTGAAATTAGTTTTCCCCAATATGCCTCGGCATCAAAATACAGGGCATGATCAGTACCTGGAAGGGATTCTGTATAAGATTTTTTAGATATTAAGTTGTTAATTTTATTAGCATTATCCTTACTTAAAATATTAAATAATAAACTAGGGAATAATGATTTTTTTGAATTAGGGTCTATAAAATTACTACAAATAAAATCTTTTGGGTTATCTAGTGTTTTTAATACTTCCTTAGTTATTTCTATGTCATAATTAATAAAGGAATAATAATCATGATCTAAATTTTTACCAAATGAAATCGCATTTTGTTTTAAATTAAATACAGTCCACCCATAATCATCCATGATGTGAGTTATTTTAATACTTATATCTAATATTTTTTTCCAAAACTGCATCCCTCTTTCAGGGTACCGTAAAATTGGATTTGATTTGTCATAAACTAAATAATCTATATCTTTTTGTATTTTTAAAGGTATAGCTGAATGAGTGGATATCATTATATCATATTTGTCTTTTAGTGATTCAACCATATTAGACAATAAGTCAAGTTTAGGTTGAGTGTCACAATAACACAAAATGACAACTAAATTTTTATTTTTCATAACACTTTATATAGTTATCTTTACTTCTATTAACATCATACTTTTCGATACACTCATGTTCAATGTAGTTAGTAAAAGGATCATTGCTTTTAAACCAATCCCCATTATTAGTTAATAATTGATTTATAATGGGTGCTTCCGATGTATATAATGTAAGTAAACTATTTTTGGTATCCAAAATATCTTGGTCTAATTTTTGTTGGGACTTACCAAATACATAAAATATATCTTTATTACATATAACTTTTTCAATATACTCTTTTACTACATCAAATACTAGTTTGTGTTGTGGGTGACCATATTCACCTATAGGATTATGAGTAACTATTTTTTCCCATTGTCTACTCATTAAAATATCTTCT